TTCCTATAAACAGAGGCAAATGAGGTAAATCATGTTAGCATTACTAGCACCTTTTTTCGGTATTTTAGGAAGTTTATTACCTTCCGTTGTGAGATTATTTGAGCGTAAGCAGGAGATAAAATATGAACTACAACTCACTGAAATCAAGCTTAATGCTGCCTCAGCGCAGGCTGATATACAGTACCATATTGAGGAGATTAAGGCTGACGCTGAGTCTCGACAATCAGCTCTTGATCATGATAAGTCTCTTGATGGTGGCAAGCTTATCAACGCATTACGAGCTTCTATCAGACCCGTTATCACCTATTCATTCTTTATTCTATTTGTGGCCGTTAAGTGGGCTGCGGCTTATGTAATGATCAAGCAAGGTCAAGATATCCCAACTATGCTTGATGCTGTATGGGATGCAGATACAATGTCTCTATTCTCAACAATTATCGCTTTCTGGTTCGGTTCACGTACAATGGAAAAGCAAGAGAGATTGGCTTCTGTCACCGCAGCACAGCAACCACAATTCAACGTAACTGTTGCTAAGGCGCTTCCTGCCAAGAAGCCTGCAGGAACAGGAAGAGATAAATAAAAGAAAAACGGAGTGAAGTGAAGTGTCTGAACAAGAAATTAAAGTTGATATTGAGCTTTTGAAAAAAGATGTAGTTACAATGTCGGCTTTGTTAGAAAAGTTTGACACGACTATTGACAAGATGCAAGAGATTGCATCTAGCCTTTCTAGAATGGTATCTTTGCAAGAGCAGAGACTTGAGAACCAAGAAAAAACAACAGCGGAAATGCAGAGTGTTCTAGAGATGAGAAGAATAGAAACCAACAATAACATCAAAGATATCTACAATCGAATCAATACCGTCAACAAAGAACTGACAGATAAGATAGAAGATTCCGAGAAGTCTATTTTGGCCGAGCTACAAAAACTGAGACAGGAAATTCAAAAGGAAGATACTGGCATCAGTAAGCGCCTTGGTCAGATTGAAATGTGGAAATATGGTATTGCTGCGATTGTCACATTCCTTCTATTCTTGATAGCCAACAACGCAATCAACATAACCAAGCTATTTGATTAACCTTTGACTTTCTAACACAATCTGATATAATGCCACCTAAGTAAAACTAGGTAACTAGGTGGCATTATGTCCTTATATATCGATAAGAAATTCGTATCTCTCGTTTCCACAAAGCTAGAACGTTTCAAGCAGAAGTCGGAGTTCCTTTGGAATTTCCGATGCCCTATCTGCGGAGATTCCCACAAGAACAAACTGAAGACGCGCGGATATTTTTACCGCCGCAAGTCTGATCTGTTTTTCCAGTGTCATAACTGTGGCACTTCGCTGTCTATCGGAAATTTTCTTAAGACTGTTGATAGATCGCTGTTCCGTGAGTATCAGCTAGAGCGTTACAAAGAAGAGAGTAATGGTAATATAGCAAAGCCAGACTTTTCGATGGCAAAGACGAAGCCTGTATTCAATATCGTACAGAAGATAAATCTACCTACTATCGATTCTTTACCAGAAGATCATGCAGCGAAGCAGTATCTTTTGTCGCGCAAGATTCCACGTGACCGGCTGAATGATATATACTATGCATCAAACTTCAAAGCGTTTGTTCTGGAGATGTTGCCTGATTATGAAAAGACTTTATTTGAAGAACAGCGTATCATATTCCCGTTCTATGATCAAGAAAAAAAGCTTCTTGGTTTTCAAGGTCGTGCTATCGGTGAATCCAAAGTCAAGTATATCACAATCAAGATGGATGATGACTTCAAAAAAATCTACGGACTTGATCGCGTAGATTTAACGAAGCGTGTCTATGTTGTAGAAGGTCCAATTGATAGTCTATTCTTGCAGAATTCACTTGCAACTATGGACGCTTCACTATATAATATTACTCTTTTGCTTGGCAACTATGATTATGTCTTCATCCATGACAATGAGCCAAGAAACCATGATATTGTTAAGCAAATGATGAAGACAATTAGTTACGGTAAAAATATTTTTATTTGGCCTCAAAACATAGTAGCAAAAGACGTAAACGACTGGATCCTGACAGGAACGACTCCATCTGAGATCCAGAGTATTATAGATAGACATACGTTTAATGATTTGAGAGCAAAGCTGGAGTTTGAACAATGGAAAAAGGTGTAGTTAGAAAGTTTCGTAAGAAGCCTGTAACGATTGAAGCGATGCAACTAACAGACGCAAAGTCTGTATTAGATATAGAAGAATGGATGAATAGCCCAGACACGGGTTATAGCACAACACCACCAACATTGTGGATCAGGACATTAGAAGGTACTATGGAAGCAACTGCTGGTGACTGGATCATCAAGGGTGTGAACGGCGAGTTTTATCCCTGCCGTAACGACATATTCATAAAAACTTACCAAGAAGTGTGATGGAATACTACGTCTACGCATATCTGAGAGAAGATGGTACACCCTACTACATAGGTAAGGGTAAAGGCCGTAGAGCATATGCTGAACATGGCACCATCAATCCACCGAAAGACCGTTCTCGTATTGTATTCGTTTACGAGAATATCACTGAACTATGGGCTTTAGCCTTAGAAAGAAAACTCATTCGTTTCTATGGACGCAAAGACAACGCAACAGGCATCTTGCGTAACATGACTGATGGTGGTGATGGTACAAGTGGTTTCATTTATACAGAAGAATCTAAACAGAAAATGAGAGGGCCGCGAGGTTCAATCGGACCACAAACGGAAGAACATAAAAGAAAGCGTAGCGATGCACTCAAAGGTAAAAAACTCTCAAAAGAACTAAGAGAGAAGATGAAAGTGTTTCGGCGCGGCAAAACTCAGAATGCAGACCACATAGCGAAAAGAGTTGCAGCAATCAAAGGCAAGAAGCAATCTCCAAGACCGAGATGTAGTTGTATTCAGTGTCATATGGAAGTCAGTTCAAACAATCTAACAAAACACCATAGAAAATGTGAAGGAAGTATAAATTATGAATAGTGTGAAACTTGTGGCTATCACAAAGCCAATGGTTGAAGGTGTAGAAACGGCCGAGCAGTTTATCGCTTATTGTGCCCGAGTATCTAATCCCAGTAATCAGTTGAATAATGACACCGCAGAAAAGTTGTTGGCTTATTGCGTAAAGAATAAGCATTGGTCAATCTTTGAAACGGTTAGTCTTTGCCTTGAGATTCAGACTACCCGCGATATTGGCCGTCAGATACTTCGTCATCGGTCGTTCTCGTTTCAGGAATTTTCACAGCGATATGCTGAAGTTGCAGAAATGAGTGAACCACGCGAAACTCGTATGCAAGATTTCAAGAACCGTCAGAATAGTATTGAAACTGATAATGATAAACTTACCGAAGTCTGGGAAGCATATCAGAGAAATGTTATTCGTTATGCTCAAACTACATATGATTGGGCAATCAAGAATGGTGTAGCCAAAGAACAGGCCCGCGTTATTCTTCCTGAAGGTCTTACAATGAGCCGCATGTATATGTCAGGATCACTTCGTAGTTGGATCCACTATTGCGAACTACGCATGGGTAACGGTACCCAAAAAGAACATCGTGAAATCGCTACACAATGTTGGAACATCATCACTGAACAGTTCCCTTCACTTAAGTCCGTACTAGACAATCAATAAAAATAATTTTAGGAGTATCCGAATGTCAGGCAGTAACATGTTACCCACGCTCTATCAAGAGTTCATTTATAAGAGCCGCTATGCTAAGTGGTTGTGGGAAGAAAATCGTAGAGAGAACTGGGACGAAACCGTCGCTCGTTATTTTAACTTCTTTGATGAGCATATCAAGGAGTTCACTGGATATACAGTGACTAAGGAAGAGCGTAAGCAGCTTGAAGATGCCGTTCTTAATCTTGAAATCATGCCGTCGATGCGTTGCTTGATGACTGCTGGTGAAGCTCTCAAGCGCGAGAATGTTTCTGGCTACAATTGCTCTTATGTTGCTGTGGATAATCCTCGCTCGTTTGATGAAATTCTCTATGTTCTCATGAATGGCACTGGTGTTGGCTTCTCTGTTGAGTCCAAGTTTGTTGATCAACTGCCTGTGATCGCAGATGACTTTCATCCTACCGATACTACTATTTCTGTTGCTGACTCAAAGCTCGGTTGGGCTAAGGCTCTCAAGGAACTAATCCATCTTCTGTATGCAGGTCAAGTGCCTCGCTGGGATCTATCTAAGGTTCGTCCTGCTGGCGCACCGCTTAAGACATTTGGTGGTCGTGCTTCTGGACCTGGCCCACTTGAAGACTTGTTTAATTTTTGCGTATCAACATTCAAGAAGGCTGCTGGCCGCCGTTTGACCACATTGGAGGCACATGACATTGTTTGTAAGATTGCTGAGATTGTCGTTGTCGGCGGTGTTCGACGTTCTGCGCTTATTTCTCTATCTGACCTTAGCGATGATAGAATGCGCGTTGCTAAGTCTGGCGACTGGTGGAAAGAAAATGTTCAACGCGCTCTTGCTAATAACTCTTTCGTCGCTAAGGAAAAGCCTGATGTGGGTATCTTCATGCGTGAGTGGCTTTCCCTCTATGAGTCGCGCTCTGGCGAACGCGGCATTTTCTCTAGAGCAGCGTCGAAGAAGCAGGCTGAGAAGTTCGGACGCAGAGATGCAGATCACGATTTCGGCACCAACCCATGTAGTGAAATCATTCTACGTTCCAGAGAATTCTGTAATCTCACAGAGGTTGTCGTTAGAGGAGATGACACTCCAGAAAGCCTCAAGCGTAAGGTCAAACTCGCAACTATACTTGGTACATTCCAATCCACACTTACCAACTTCAAATACCTGAGCAAGAAGTGGAATGAGAACTGCGCCGAAGAGCGTTTACTTGGCGTATCACTAACTGGTATCATGGACAATGAATACACGAATGGTACAAATATGGGTGTATTTTTAGATAAACTATTGGAGAATCTGCGTGATGAAGCTGTTAAGACTAACAAACTCTGGGCTGCGAAACTTGGTATTCCTGTATCTGCTGCTATTACTTGCGTCAAACCTTCTGGCACCGTATCTCAGTTGGTCGATTCGGCTAGTGGTATTCATGCTCGTCACAGTCCCTACTATATTCGTACTGTTCGCGCAGACAAGAAAGATCCACTAGCAATCATGATGAAGGACATGGGTTTCCCTGTTGAAGACGATATCACAAAGCCTCAGCATACCTATGTCTTCTCGTTCCCGCAGAAGTCTCCTGATCATGCTGTATTCCGCACTGATATGTCTGCTATTAAGCAACTTGAATTGTGGTTGATGTATCAGCGTCATTGGTGTGAGCATAAGCCTTCTGTAACTGTTTCAGTTAAGGAAGAAGAATGGCCAGAAGTTGGTGCTTGGTGTTGGAACCATTTCGATGAACTCAGCGGAGTGTCTTTCTTACCTTATAGTGACCATGTTTACAAACAGGCACCTTATACTGATTGTACCAAAGAAGAATACGAAGCACTACAAGCCAAGATGCCTAAGGCAGTTGATTGGTCCAAGTTAGCTACATATGAGAAGCAAGACGCTACAACTGGCTCACAAGAATTAGCTTGCGTAGCTGGAGGCTGTGAGATATAATGAACCAAGAAAACTGGGACAAGCGAAACAAGATTATCACTGAAGTTGCTCAAACTATAGCAACCGCACACTTCCCCATCGGGCACGGTGATTATGTCATGCCTAATGGGGCAAGGCGAACAGCGGAAGAATACTGGAACAACAACTTAACTGATGAACAAAGAGATAAGTTTATGCAAGAAGCGTATCGTGCATACACTGTGTTCGGTGGTTATGGATACGAAACTGTTATGTCTCTTGCTTTTGAAGAATATGTAGACGAAAAATAAGGATCAAAAGAATGACGAAAGAAGTAGAAAAGATTAAATGTAACTTCTGTGAGTCAGAATACAAAGTGCTTTATGATTATGAGGCTACGCAGGGCCAACCAAGGTTCTGTTCCTTCTGTGGTGAAGAGTGTTTTGATGAAGATGAAGTGGAACTAGAAGAAGATGATGATTAAGTTATTGAGAATGGTCTTTACTCCATATGTTGAAGATGAGTACGGTGCATACTATCATAGTGGAGTAGGATATACTGGAATAAATGGTGATCTGTTTCATAGGAAACATGGTAGAATAGTACATCACGGAGTTGGATATACAGGAGTTTATAATGAGTGATTATCAAGATGGACTTATAGAAGGCTTCAAGATAGGCCTTGAAGAAGGTAAGAAGATAAAAGAACGGTCTTACATGGACGGTTATAATGACGGTCTTATCGAAGGTATGAAGAAGACACTTCCACCTCAGTATGTGCCGCAACTATATCTTGGACCATGGCCTTCAACATCACCCCACGTTTCTTTTTACGAGACTTGTCCAAAGTGCGGTATCAAAACTGGAGGTTTAACGGGATATGTTTGCTCAAGTATCAACTGCCCAACCTTTATGAGAGCAACTAGTGATGTAGGTGTTCCGCTGACCGCAGGTGCTATAGGATCCGAAGTGGGTTGGACAATGGGATATAATGGCGGTGAGAATGGCCCTACTGAAAAGAAATACGATGAACGCGGCTGGAGAATAAAGTAACATACATACTTCCATAAGGGAGTATGATCATGTGGCTATACAACGGTAAAGAGATTGGTGATGATGAGATTGATGGCTATGCAGCCTTTGTATACATCATCACCAATCTCACAGACAATAAGAGGTATATTGGCAAAAAAATCTTCAAAACGGTCAGACGAAAAAAAGTCAAAGGCAAAACGCGAAGAAAAAAGGTCGAAAAGGAAAGCGACTGGAAATCGTACTTTGGATCTAACGTTGTCTTGCTTGCAGATGTTGAGAGACTGGGACAAGAACAATTCGAACGAGAAATAGTCAAGCTATGTAAAACTCGCGGCACGGCCAATTACTGGGAAGCATATTACATCATGACAAATCATGCCATCATGTCTGAGGATTTTTATAATGAATCTCTTCAAGTGAGAGTTCACTTTTCGCATATAAAAGAGTTTGAGTTTTAGACACACTAATCTTTCTACGAGTTTCTTGTGATACAATACGACCTTTTAGTTTGTCGTTAGGTTTACCCTTTTTAGCAGCACTAACTTTTTGACGATATTCTTCTGTCTTCATATATGAACGATCAATAGGTTTGCGTTTTTTACCATACATAGGATTGTTTTTTCCCTTCATATGATTTGAATGGTTATTTTTCCATTCTTCGGTTCGTTTGGCTGTATTACCATCACCGCCATCGGTAATGTTCCTTAGTATTCCTGTTCCGTCAATCTTTCTACCATACCATCGAATATATCTTCTTTCTAACGCACATGCTCCTACATTAGAAAGATTGCTCTCTAAGAATACTATTCGATTTATAGGAGGAACTGGAACTGAATGTTTCTTGTATACGCGATTACCTTTACCTTTGCCAATATAGTAAGGTGTTCCATCTTCTCTTAGATAGGCATAAACGTAATAAATAGACATGCTGATGCTCCATTAAAGCGTTAGAGTAGGTGGGAATGCCAGTTCCGCGACCTACATTTATTTATAATACCTTAACTGCGTCACTCTGTCATGTTGCATTGCACTCTTCGAAACACTATATAATAGTAGATAATCACATCAGACTTAGAAAGGAGTCCTACCATGATCGCATGGGGAAGAGCAGTAATCGGTGCTATGAACGGTTTTAAAGATACAGGAGAGACTGGCTTGACCAGAATGTTCCGAACAGAATATGCAAAAGAGTATCATTTGATGAAAAAGAACGGTTATGAAATTAATGACAGATTTGTGAGAACATTCTTAGACCTAAGAAAGCATTCATAAAGGTCAAAATGTAGTCTTCGTACTACTTTAAGTCGTTTAATGTAGCAGGTATGCGTCAAAAGCATACCTGCTATTCGTTTTCCGACGTTGAAAATCTAGGGTTCCATCATTATATCCAGTATATAATGATGACAATGATATGTGTGACCAAGACCTGCGCCAAGCGCATAGCAGACCAGCGTCCTTAGACGTTGAAAAACTGACTTGTAATCACTATATCCATCCTATAAGAGATTGAGAGAAAGAAACAGAATGTCCTACGTTGTTTTCGAGACTGCCACCACCCGCTTCGCTGGAAAGAAGGCCAAGTACAATGACCCGATCTTCCCGACTATGGCCGCTGCTAAGTCTCACATGACGCGACTCGTCAAGTCTGGGAAGTACACGGTCGACCAGCTTTCTGTCGCCGACTACAGCTACTACCATGATGAAATCGAAGCGATTGTCGAGCGTACAAACCTCATGAGCGGAAAGACGTTTTATGAGCGTATCAATGTCCCCTACTACTGTTCGCCGTCGAGCGAAACTTACTGGAGCATGTAAGAATGACTAACGCTGAAATTCGTGAAATGTTCGATTCAAATCCTAACTTGACTGTCGCGCACATTGCGCGCCGCACAGGCAAGTCTACCGCCCAGATTGTCAAGATCCTTATGGAGTCCAAATAATATGACGACCCTTTCCCCTTTGATGCAGATCAATGATCTGCTCGACCAACTTTCGGCTGAACAGCTTATGATGGTCGCAGTATCGGCTCAGACCCGTGCTAAGGGTAAGACCTGGAACGAACTGAAGCTTGGTGATAACGTGATCTTTAACGCTAAGACTCGCGGCATCAAGCGCGGTGTGCTGATCAAGAAGAACTCAAAGACTTATCAGGTCCTTGTCGGGTCCGTGACCTGGAAGGTTTCTCCCACTCTCTTGAAGAAGGCTGCTTAATATGAACAAGCGCGAATATAATGGTTGGACTAACTACGAAACCTGGCTCGTCAACATGTGGTACGGCGATGTTTTCGCTGACATGCAGGAAGACGGCAATGCAATCAATGCTGAATATATCAAGTCTTTCGTTGAAGAGATGCTTGAATCTGACGGCGCCCTCCCGCAGTATGGCTTTGCGGCTGACATTATGAATGCGGCTCTGAGCGAAGTGGATTGGGATGATTTGGCCGAGCATTATGCGGTCGAGGAAGAAAATGAAGAGCAAGATGCGTAATCATGTGGCGAAGGCACTGTGGACACCGAAGTTCCGGCCGCAAATCGCCAAGAACCCTAAGGCCTACACTCGTAAGGAAAAGCACAAGGTGAAGTATGCGTAAGCCCTATGTGAGCTACATGGAGATTCCGCAGTTGATGCGTGAGTATATCTTGACTGTGGCTGAAAAGAAGACTATTATGGAAGT